AAATTCACATTCTTGCGTTGAATTGTAGTCAGGAACATGACATGTGTAAACTGGTGAAGGAATCGAACGGTTTTCTTGTGTCTTGACTTCAATCTTGAATCCTTCAATCAACAAATCGAAATCGAAATCTTGTGCATGAACCACGTTCCGACCGATGTTGGTGTAATGGTCAAACACCAAGATTTCACCAAGCGCACCGATTAAATTCCCTTCACCTTTACGAATTGAATTATTCAGGCAATTAAATTTGTACAGCATTTCCGCACGAACGATTTGCTGTTTTGTTATTGTGAATTCAATCATTGCTTCACGAATTCATCGAACCATTCCACAAACGAATCGAAATCACGCGCAATCATGTACACACCACCAGCGCGTTCGATTGATTCTTGGTATCGCTTTTGTGCGTCGCTTTGACGGTCTTTTCCGACCTTGACTTCAATCTTGACTGAACGTCCACGAATGGTCGCTGAAATGTCAGCTGAACCAGCCGTGGTTGTTCCCTTCGTCCACGTCACACCGATGACTTTTCCGTCGGTTCGTTTGTTTTCCCTTGCGACACCCATTGTGTTGATTCGTTCAGCTTGGTAGCCGTTGAACTGGATGAACGATGTGATTGCCTTGGTCAATCCGTTTGCGGTCTTGTCGTCCCATTTTTTCTTTACGAAATAATCTTTCGGAAAAGACGGATGTCTTTCGATGTCATTCGCCAGCTTCAGCGCGTCAAGTCGTTCTTTATTTTCCTTGTTCATTTTCAATATAGTATTTATAATAATCGTCACGCTTCAATTTATAATCAAGCTTTTCAAACATCTTCAAATAACGATAAACGCTTCTTTCGCTGATATTCAAATACCTTGACATTCCGTTCACTGTTCGCGGTTTGATTTCAAGTAATTGAATCAATTTTAATACTCGATAAATTTTGTGCTGGTTCATGACAATCCTTTGATTTCAATCCACAACGTTCCAGCGATTCCGATGACAAGACACCCAATCGCACCCCACCAACCGAATAAATAAAACGCAACACACCAAATGAAAATGGTGAGAATAATCGATAACATAAGCAAGTAATTCATAATATAAAAAATTAAAATGGACAATCGTTTTTCGGTGTGAATTCATTCGCTGGTGAACCTTCAGTCAAGATAAAATAACGACCTGAATGGTTGTGTCCTTCGGTGTATTTGTAACCCTTGTGGTTCGCGTATTCCTTCACCCATTTCTTGAACTTTTGCGTTGACAAGTCCCGGAATGAATTCGTTTCACTTTGGAATTCCTGAAGCTTCGTTTGATTGTAGTGATAAATGTCAAGTTCCATATTTCCTTCACGAACGAATTCAAAGAAGTCCTTGCAAGTTGATTGAATGAATCGCTTTGTGTCCGCGTTGATTGATGTTGTTGCGGTCAATCCTTCGTTCAGGTATTTTTGAACGTTCGCAATCATGTAGTTGTCAAATTTTGACCAGTCATCTTTTGACCACGAATCAAACAAAAGACGACCGTATTCTTTCAATGGCGAATGTTGCGCGTTGAAATACTGATAAAATTCAAGTTCGTGTCTTCGTCGGTCGTGACTTGATCCAGCGCCAGCAATAACATAGTTCGTGGTGATAACAATCTTTGGTGACCTTTCAAATGGAATGTATATTTCGTCCTTGTTTTTGCGATTGACGGTGATTCCTTGTGACACAACGCTGAACAATTGCTCAAAGTCGAAATTCTTTTTCACGTCGTCGAACGCGAGAATTTGCGTGTCAAGGTTCACGCGTTGGTAAACGAAATCATTCTTCATTGAATTGAATTGCTTTCCGTCCACGGTGACGATGTTCCTGAAGTAACCGATTGCCGTCAACATCAATGACTTTCCTGAACCACCATTCGCATTGTCGTCGATTTCTTGGTCATTGAAAATGATTGCCTTTTGTTCGGTCTTGTCTTTGTAGGTGTGCATTAAATAACCAAGCGTTGTTTCAAGCGCTTCACTTCGTGTCTGGTCTTGATTCGATACCTTGGAAATGAAATCTTGAAAGTCATTCTTGTGTTCATCCAGTTGAACGAAGTCCCGGTTCAAGATTTGATTTTCCCAAATGTAACCGTTGACATCAATGTAACTTTTCAACGTGACATCCTTCTTCGTGATTGTAACCACGCCGTTCTTGAATGGAATGAATGATTCGGTCTTGGTGTCCTGAAGCATTTTGACGTCAATCGAATCAATCATGTTCAGGAAATTTTCGCTGAATAGATACGTCGAACGTGAGCAATAATTCCAGACGGAAATTTCACCGCGCTTTTCAAGGTATTTCAAAACGAAATCTTTGATTTGTTCAACCGAAGACAAACGAACCTTGTTTTCATTGACCACAACAAAGGTCGGTGACAACGCGCGTTCAGGATAGTATTTCCCGAATCCATGTTTTGAAAGGAAAGCGCTGTAATTGTTCGGTTCAATTGTAATCTTTTCCCCGGTCTTCAATTGTGTGATTGTCCAGAAAACGTCTTGATTGTTTTCAATGTCGCTTTTGATTTCATCGATTTGTTCTTCATCAAGTCCAAGCGCTTCGGTGATATCCTTCGTGGAAATACCTTGACGAATTTTCAGCTTTGCTTTCGTTAGCTTTTCATTGTCTTCGAAATACTTCGATTTGAAGTCAGCGGTCCGATACGCGCTTTTGATTGTGTTCACCAGTTCCGCTTTTGTGAAATCACTTGACACGAATTGTTCAAGGTGATATTCGGCAACGTCGCGCGTTATTCCGTATTCGCAAAGACAAGCGGAAAGCTTGAAAATGTAATTGTTCCGATTGCCTGAATTGAATTCACCACCGAAGTCGAACTTCATGATTCGTTCAATTATTTTTCCTTCGTCCACTAATCGACACACTGGTGGACGTTCAATGAAAATGTGTCCACGTTCTTCGTCAATGTTTGTGAATTCGTCGCAAAATTCATTCAAATAAGCGTCTGGATCGTAGCTTTCGAAACATACCCTTGAAACGTTTTGACTTGACGTGTCGAAATAGTCGGAATTGAATTCAAGTTCCAGCGCTTTGAATCGTCGCTTGTGTTCTTCTTTTGTTGATTGTGGTATCTTGACAACAACCTTCAGTCCTTTATTCGAAGGTGAAGTGAACACCATGAAGACAAATGGCAATGATTTGAACCGTTGCTTGTCTTGATTCATTGTTTCTTGGTCAGGATAGTCGTCAAAGTCCAAGATACAAAGACCAGAATGTTCAACAAGTCCGTTGTCGGTGCGCTGGTTAAATGTTCCATTGAACATAATCGCCAACAATGAATTCTTCAATGAACGATAAGCTTCGGTTGATTCGTCCATTTCACGAAGTCGGTTGATTTTCGAAACGAGTTCAGGATAGCCGTTCTTGATTCGATTGTAAACTTCGACCACGTTCATCGTGAACGGTGTTTCTTTTGCATTGAATAACGACCTGAAGACCGAAATGTTTGGAATCATTCTAATATCACATAAAAAATGGGACGACCTTTCAGCAATGGCGCGTGCCTACTCGGTCAATCCCATTAATAAATTCTTTCGTTTGCGCCATGGTGACAAAAGTAAAAAATAATTTCATTCATAAACACAACGCGACAAAAATAAATTTTTGTAACGCATTTTGTAACGCCTATAAGTCAACACCACACTACGTTTCACCAATAGCGCGACAAAATTACAAAAGTTTTTACCCCCCCCCCCTAAAAAATACCGCTTTTTTTTCTGGCAGGGCATATAAGAGAATCGTAACTTTGTCGCGCTGTAACGCAAAAAAGCGCCAGTTTCCCAGCGCTTTTCAACCAATTAAACAAAACGTATTATGAATGTGCGAAGATAAGTGAAATATCGGTCTTTGTCAATGGTCTTTCAAATTCTTTCAAAACTTGTTTTGTAAATTTTCCACGAATCGTGATTGAATCTTCAGTCGTTTCGCAATCAAAGAATTGATTCTTCGGAATCCGTCCTTCATCGGTCACCAGTTCCGGCAATGGATGAATTGCGCGAAGATATTCTTCGTCAAGTTGTGACCACCACCGCTTGTGTTCTTTCAATCCATGAATCACACTGGAATGATCGCGGTTGAATAGTTCACCAATTTCGCGCAAACACAACCGTGAACGACAATGAAGAATGTTCATAAGATAGTATCGTTTGTAAACAGTATCGCGTTTGCGACATGGTTTGTCAAGTTTATATTCGGCAATAAGTTCTTTGATGTCTTCGTTCATTCCAGATAGTTTTTAAGCGCTTTCCAAAAGTCAAGCGGTTCATATAATTTAATCCCATGACCAGATGAATAATAATCGTCCATGTCAAGATTCCATTTGATCCAGCTCAAATCTTTTTCGATTTGACTTTTACAATAATTTGCACCCATTCTTTCATTGACTTTTCGTTGAATTTCTTTTCCGGAATGTAATTTCAAATCATTCAAGAGTTCAACAATAATATAACATCGTTTCAATTGTGGAATCTTCATTGTTTTTGAATTACAAAGTGACCATAAATGTGTGTTCCAGCTTTGCGGAATTCATTCAATTTCCAGTGACAAAGCGCTTTCGTCGGGAATTCGTAACATTCCGCGAGCCGTGATTCGTAGAAGTAAAGTAATTTATACATTTTTCAAAAGTTTAATTTCACAAATTTTCAGGTAAAGCTGGACATTGAACGAACCACCTTTGTCATGCGTGAAGCTTTGACGCGACCACCACCGAACCATTGTCGGCAATGTCATTTTTTCTTTTGGTTTAGAATTTTTCTTCATTTGCTTGTTCGATTTGTTGTTGTTCATATTTGAACCAGTTCCACTTGTCTTCGTCCGAAATATATTCGTGCGCGTCAAAGTCGAATGGTTGTTCAAGAATTTGTCGTTTGACTTCGTTTTCAAGTTCTTTCCATTCTTCTTCGTTCAGGATGTAATCGATTTCGATTTCACCGATGTGTTGTGTCGTCCAGACGTCTTCGAATTCAATGTTCACGTCAACGATGTCATGGTCAATACATTTCACGTCAACGAATTTGAATGAACCTTCACCGAACTTGTCGAAATCGAATTCAAAGGTGAAT